TCATGGCGGCGACCCGCCGGCCGGTGTGCCAGTGCCCGCCCGAGTCCATCTCCGCCCCGGACCCGATCGACTGGGCTGCCGTCCGCCGGCTGGCCGCTGCCGAGGTGCTCAACGCTGGCCTCGGGACGCTGCCGGTCCTGCGGGCCGGCGACAAGAGTCTCTACGCCGTCGTGCTCCAGAAGGCGCTCAACCTCGTAGCGGGGCGTGGTCTGGCCGAGGACGGCCAGTACGGCCCGGCCACCGAGGCGGCCGTGCGGGACTTCCAGCGGTTCCTGTGGATTCCTGTCTCGGGCGTGTTCGATGCCGTGACCAGGATGGTGCTCACGACTGCCGTCATCCGCATCCAGACCGGAGTGGGTTGACCTGTCGTGATACAGTGAGACAGCAACGAAGGGAGCTGGGGATGACAGTGACGATGACCGCGGACGACCTCATGCCGGCGTATGTGCTGAAGCTCATGGGGGAGGTCCGCATGGAGGAAATCCGGGAGCAGTTCGTTGAGGACCGCCTCCCTCCGGTGGTCGGGATCACCGGCCGCAAGCGTCACGGCAAGAACACGGCAGCCGAGGGCCTCCGCTCCCTCGGGTACGACGTGTGGGGCTTCGCTGACGAGGTGAAGGCCGCCGCTCTCGACCTGGACCCGATCGTCGTCGCTCACTCAGCCACGAGGCTCAGCACGATCGTCGCCGGCTGGGGGGGCTGGGAGCGTGCCAAGGAGATCCCCGAGGTCCGCTACATCCTCCAGATGCTCGGGACCGAAGTCGTCCGTAGCCGGTCCCCCTACTTCTGGGTCGAGTCGCTGGACTCCCGTTGGGACTGGGCCGGGATGCCGTTGGTCGTCGTGGCCGATGTCCGCTTCGACAACGAGGCCGAGTGGGTCCGGACGCAGGGCGGTATGACCATCTGCGTCGAGCGCCCCAGCCTGGGCGACGACGGCGACACGCACGAGTCAGAGGCGGGGATCTCGGAGGATCTCGTGGACGCGTGGATCTGCAACGACGGCACCGAGCACGACCTCCATGTGGCAACGCTCAAGGCCGTCCTCCGGTTCTCACACACCAACAAGGAGACACAGCAGTGAACCTCAAGAACCTTCTCTCGAAGGAGCCCGTGGCGATCGGATCGGCCATCGTCGCCGTCCTCAACGCCCTGGTGCTCCTGGGCGTGATGTCGCTCAACGTGGAGCAGATCACGAGCGTGAACATCGCTCTCGTGGCCGTCCTCGGTCTGCTCACCCGCACGGCCGTCACCCCGAACTCCAGCGTGGTGCTGGATCAGGTGGATGCGGACTTCATCGACAGACTCGTGTCCGGTCTCCCTGCCAGTGATGAGGACGACCCCGAGCTGTGAGCACCGGCCCGGCCGGCATCCCCGGCGATGTCCAGATGCACCTCGTTGAGTGCTGGGATGATGCGGCGGAGTTCCGCCGCTGGCTCGGTGAGCGCCGGCCCGTGCTGGCCGTTGACACCGAGACCTCCGGCCTTGAGTGGTGGGACGGCGAGCTGCGGCTCGTCCAGTTCGGGGATGCCATGTCCGGGTGGGCTGTGCCCTTCGAGCCCTGGAAGGGGCTCGTGAGGGAGAGCCTGGCGAACTACGAGGACCCTCTCGTGTTCCACAATGCCAAGTTCGATCTCCACTGGCTGGAGACCAACGGGGCCTTCCCTCGCCGGACGATGGTGAACGACACGGCCGTCATGGCCCATCTCGTGAGTCCTGACCAGAGGGTCGGCCTCAAGGAGTGCTCGGCTCGTTGGCTCGACTCCAGGGCCGCCACCGGCCAGAGCGAGCTGAAGAAGGCCATGAGCAAGGCTCAGTGGACCTGGGGGAACATCCCGATCGACTTCGAGGGGTATTGGGTCTACGCAGCTCTCGACGTGGTGCTGACATCCCGCCTGTACGAGTTTCTTCTTCCACAGATCAGGGCCGACTTCGGCCGGGTCTACGACTTGGAGATGGCCGCCTCTCATGTCCTCATGGACATGGAGACCCGCGGTGTCAGGGTGGATCTCGACTACTGCCAGAGGGAGTACGACCGGCTCCACGCATACTCCACGGAGGCTCGTGAGTGGTGCCGGCAGGAGTACGGCTTCGAGATCGGGTCCAACCGGAACATCGCTGCCAAGCTCATGGCCGATGGAGTGAGGCTCACCGCCAGGACCGACAAGGGCCAGTGGAAGATGTCCGAGGACATCTTGTCCACGATCGACCACCCCCTCGCCCAGACCGTGCTGTCTGTCCGCAAGGCAGAGAAGGTGGCGAACTCCTACTTCAAGAACTTCATGGAGATGGCCGATGGCGACATCCTGCACCCGTCCGTCCGCCCGTTGGGGGCGCGCACGGGGCGGATGTCCGTGACCAACCCGGCCCTCCAGACGCTTCCCAGAGGGCGCATGGTCCGGGATGCCTTCATCGCTCGTGAGGGCCATGTCATGCTCGGCGCTGACTACGAACAGATCGAGATGCGCCTCGCCGCCCACTTCTCCGAGGACCCCGGTCTGATCGAGGCGTTCCTCTCCGGCGACGACTTCTTCACCGTGATGGGCCGCTCGATCTTCGATGACCCGAGCTTCGAGAAGTCCGACGAGCGCCGGGCCCTGGTGAAGAACGGGTGCTACGCCAAGATTTACGGATCTGGGGCCTCGAAGTTTGCCGAAACCGTGGGCATTCCCGAGGGCGAGGCCAAGCTGTTCATGGCCAAGCTCGACCAGGCGTTCCCAGGACTGCGGGCGTTCTCCGACTCCATCGCTCATACCGCTGCGATGCGCGGTGTTCGCGAGGGGACGGAGTACGTCCGGACCCCCATGGGTCGCCGGCTGGTGGCTCCCGAGGGCCGGGCCTACGCCCTGGTCAACGCCGCCATCCAGGGGACCGCCGCCGACATCTTCAAGCAGGCCATCGTGGAGCTGGACGCTGCGGGGCTCGCTGAGTACCTCGTCATGCCCGTCCACGACGAGCTGATCCTGGACGTTCCAGAGCTGCTCGTGCCCGAGGTGGAGGCCGGCCTCGTGAAGGTCATGGAACGGGACGACTTCCGCGTCCCGCTGGCCGTGGACAGCCACCACGGATACCGATGGGGGAACTTGAAGTAGATGAGGATTCTTGCAGTGGACCCTGGCGGCACGACCGGCTGGGTCACCTACGACACCGACACCGAGGAGTTCCAGTCAGGCCAGGAGGCCGACCGCCTGGTGTTCTGCTCCATGGTCAAGGAGTGGGTGGACAGGGGTGTCGGACTCATCGTGGTGGAGGACTTCCGCATCACGATCCAGACCGCCAAGAAGTCACAACAGCCTGACGCCCTCAAGATCATCGGCGCGATCGACTACATCGCCGCCGGGAGTGCCCAGGTGGTGCTCCAGACCCCTGGGGACGCCAAGCGGTTCGCTACCGACTCCCGCCTCAAGAAGGCCGGCATGTGGACCCCCGGCCGCAAGCACGCCAACGACGCTGCTCGGCACCTGTTCACGTGGCTCTGCCGGAAGGGCCTGCTCAACGCCATCGAGGTGGACAACCGTGCCGAGGGCTGAGCTGGGAGAACGCAACCGGATCTGGCTGGAGACCGAGTGGCGTGATCGGGACCTCGTGAAGATGGTCCCCGGCACCACATGGGACCGTGAGTCCCGCATGTGGAGTCTCCCGTTGTCGTGGGCGAACTGCCTCGTGCTTCGGGGCGTGTTCGGTGCCGACCTGGAGATCGGTCCGGTGCTGGAGGATTGGGCGTGGGCCGAGCTGAACGAGCGGATCCAGCCGGCGCTGGCCGCCAGGTCACTCGCTATGGACCCGGACTCCCCCGGAGTGGCCGGGTACGAAGGTCCGCTCTACGGGTACCAGCAGCACGGGGTCGAGTTCCTCGTGGCTGCCGAGAGCGCCATCTTGGCTGACGAGATGGGCGCCGGTAAGACGGTCCAGACGATCATGGCGCTCTCCCGGTTCATGGCCCTGGACGACAGGCCGGTGCTCATCGTCTGCCCGAACTCGGTCAAGTCTGTGTGGGCATCGGAGTTCGCCAAGTGGTACCCGGAAGTCGATGTGTGCGTGGTGCATGGGTCAGCGGCTCGCCGGCGCAAACTTCTCGATGAGGACCACGGCGTGTTCATCATCAACTACGAGGCCCTTCGGTCCCATTCACGCCTTGCTCCCTATGGGTCCATCCGCCTCTCCGAGAAGGAGAAGGAGCCCGGCCAGCTCAACCGGCCGTGGGTGGCGGTGGTGGCCGATGAGGCACACCGTGCCAAGGACCCGAAGGCCAAACAGACCAGAGCCCTCTGGGCGTGTGCTGCCGAGGCCGAACACCGTTACGCCCTGACGGGCACCCCGGTGGCGAACAACCCCGGAGACTTCTGGTCGTTGCTCCGGTTCGTGAGCCCGAGCGAGTGGCCGAGTCGTACCAAGTTCGTGGACCGCTTCTGCCTGACTGCGTGGAACGCCTTTGGAGGCGTGGACATCATCGGCCTGAACCCCCACACGCGGGACGAGTTCTTCCAGGTGGCCGACCCTCGCTTCCTCCGCCGGACCAAGGCAATGGTGCTGCCGCACCTCCCGCCCAAGGTCCGCATCACGAGGACCGTGGACCTGGCCCCGAAGCAGAAGAAGGTCTACCGGGCTCTCCGGGATGACATGGTGGCCCAGCTCGACTCCGGGGTGGTCTCCGCCTTCGATTCCCTCACGCTCCTGGGCCGGCTGTCCCAGGCTGCATCGGCGTACTTGGAGGTGGACGACGAGGGGGGCGTGTCCCTGACCGACCCGTCATCCAAGCTCGACGCCCTGGAGGACATCCTGGAGGAAACCGATGACCCGGTGGTCGTGTTCGCTGCCTCGAAGAAGCTCGTGAACCTGGCATCCGCACGCTTGGAGAAGCGTGAGGTGGCCCACGCGGTCATCACCGGGGACGTGCTCCCCGAGGACCGGGCAAGGGCCGTGAACGCCTTCCAGGCTGGGCGTCTCAAGGTCATCATCTTGACCTTGGGGGCCGGTGCCGAGGGCCTGACCCTGACCGCCGCTCCGACCCTCGTGTTCCTCCAGCGGTCGTGGTCCCTGGTTGAGAGCCGTCAGGCAGAGGACCGTATCCACCGCCCTGGGGCGGAGAAGTGGGAGTCGGTCACGATCATCGACATCGTGGCGGCCGACACCGTGGAAGAAGATCAGGCCGTGGCCCTGGCCGGTAAGGGCGACATGCTCGAACAGATCACGAGAGACACCGAAGCGTTGAAGGGAGTTCTGTGCGGAGGTTGAGCCATTCCGAGATGAAGATGTGGCAGAGGTGCCGCCGTAAGTGGTGGCTGTCGTCCTACCGGAACCTCCGCCCGTTGCAGGAGAAGAAGTCCGGGGCGGCCGCCCTCGGGACGAGAGTCCACGAGGCCCTGGAGGTCATGTACGAGGTTGGCGATGATGCCGCCCTCGCCACACTGTCCGCCGGCATCGAAGCGGATGTGGCTGAGTTCCCCGAGCAGGCCGACCAGATCCGTAAGGACGGCGACATGGCCCTGGCGATGGTGGAGGGCTACATCCAGTGGTCTGCCGAGGACGGCGTGGATGAGGACTTGGAGATCCTGGGTGTCGAGTCCAAGATCGCCGTCAAGCTCCCCGACTCTCCGGTGACCCTGGTCGGCAAGCTCGACCAGCGCGCCCGCCGGCGCTCCGACGGTGCTCGTGTGTTCGTGGACCACAAGACGGTGGATGACTTCTCCCGTGTCGCTCTGCTCAAGCAGGACACGCAGATGAAGCACTACCACCTCATGGAGTTCCTGAAGCTCCTGGAGGAAGGCGTGTCCCCGGATGAGGCCGCCGAGGTCCGCACCGGGGGTGCGTACTACAACATGCTCCGCAAGGTTAAGCGGACGGGCCGTGCGAAGCCGCCCTTCTACATGCGTGAGTACGTCCCGCACAACATGGACGACCTCCGCTCGTACTACTTCCACGTCTGGGCCGTGGCGGCCGAGATCGTGGAGGCCGAGCTGGCGCTCGACGCCGGCCAGGACCACCGCCTGGTGGTCTACCCGAACCCGACACGGGATTGCTCCTGGGACTGCGATTTCCAGCACGTCTGCCCGATGTTCGATGACGGCTCCGACGCCGAAGGGCTCATCGAGATGATCTACGTCGAAGGCAACTACATGGCTCGCTACGACGACGACCAGAAGTGACTGGAACTGTCGTGGTACAGTGGGTCACTCAGATGAAGGGACACGGATGACAGACAGAGAGACCCTCTCGTTGCTCGTCCACGGCGAGCCGGGAGTCGGCAAGTCGTGGCTCGGGCAGACCACCCCGGCCCCGCGCCTCGTGCTCGACGCCGAGGGTGGGTCACGGGCTCCCAAGCGGATCGACGCCGACGGCAAGGTCAAGCGTGTCCCCCAGGTGGAGTGGGACCCGCTCACCGGGCCTCCGCCGGAGGCCGGAAAGTGGGAGACCTGTCGTGTGCGGGTCCAGAACTTCGACACCTTGAAGCGCGTGTTCGAGTACCTCAACTCCGGTCAGCACCCGTTCCGGTCGGTCGTGCTCGACTCCCTCACCGAGATCCAGAAGCGGTGCAAGGACAGCATCCGTGACGGCGATGAGGTGATGAACGAGCGGATGTGGGGGATCTTGCTCGACCGGATGGAGCTTCTCATCCGTGCCTACCGGGATCTCGTGGACCATCCCACGAAGCCCATCGAAGCTCTCGTGATCCTGGCTCTGACCAAGGAGCACAACTTCAAGAACAAACCGGCCGTCCAGGGGGCGCTCGGTATCAGTCTGCCCGGCTACGTCGATACCGAGGGCTTCCTGGCCCCCCTGGTGGACGGTGACACCGGGGAGGAAGTGCGTCGGCTCCTGATCCACCCGCACGAGCGGTTTGAGGCCAAGGACCGGACGCACACACTGACGGCCCACTACGGGCATGTCATCGACAACCCGAACGTCGAGCAGATGCTCGACGTCCTCAACACCGAGGAGTACCAGTAATGGGCACCGTCAACTACTCGCAGCTCATGGAATCCGCGGAGGAACCGGAGTCCTTCGCCCCGCTGCCCCCCGGCGTCTACGACGTGCGGGTGGAGTCGGTGGAGGTCAAGCAGACCAAGACCGGCAAGGTCATGTTCGCCCAGACCCTCGTGGTCACCTCCGGTGAGTACGCGAAGCGCTGGCTGTGGAACAACATGGTCGTGAGCCCCGAGTCGCCCAAGGCGATGGGCTTCTTCTTCCGGGACATGGCGATCCTGGGGGCCACCAAGGAGTTCTTCTCCACCGACCCCGATGAGCCGGCCGTGGCCGCCAAGATCATCGGCGCCGAGGCCAAGGTCCGCGTCGATCTCCAGAAGAACGACCCGACCCGCAACGAGGTCAAGGGCTTCGCCCCCGCCGGCCAGGCAGCCGTGGCCTCGGCATCGGCTCCGGCGTCAGCGCCGGCGGCTCCGCCGAGTTCCCCGTTCTGAGGGGGGCCGAACTCCACGCCCCGGCGCTTGCCGGGGCAACCTTCATCTCTCTGGGGAACGTGTGAACTGGAAAGACATCCTCAACAACACAGACCCCCAGGAGATGAAGGCCAGGCTCTCCCTCGCTGCGGTCGTACAGGCAAACGGTGTTGCCGTGCGAGCCTCGGGGGAGCGCCTGGTAGGTCTCTGCCCGTTCCACGACGACCACGACGCCTCGTTCTCCATCTGGCGGTCCGAGGAAGGTGATGAGCTGTGCGGCTGTTGGTCCTGTGACTTCCGGCCCGGCGATGTCTACACCTTCCTCCAGCGGATCAAGGGCATCACCTTCGGCCAGGCTCTCGACCTCGTGGCCGAGTACCTTGCCAATGGGCTGCCCGAGGCTCCGGCCATCCCTGATCGGGTAGCGGACCCCGAGGCCCCAGCCCGCATCCGCTCGGCAGTCGAGAGCACCGAGGGCAACTCGATCGACCTCCTGGCCGAGCTTCTGATCGACAAGGGCCACCCGGCCACCGCCGAGTGGGTTGCCTCTGAGTTCCGGGTCGGCACCACCGGCCGTGGTGAGATCGTCATCCCCCACTTCTCCAGGTCGGGGGATCTCGATGCCGCCAAGTGGCGGACACTCGACCGTAAGCCGATCTCCTACTCTGGCTCCCAGCTCACAGCGATGTACGGGGAGTGGCGAGACCGGGGGCGTGATGAGATCGTCGTGTGTGAGGGTGAGTCCGACACATGGGCCGTGGCATGGCTTCTCCGCCATGAGGACGTGGATGTCATCGGCGTGCCGTCGGGCGTGACCTCGAAGCCTCGCCCCGAGTGGGTCGATCCTCTCAAGCGCCGCAACGTGACCATTCTGTTCGATGCCGACCCCGCCGGGCGCCGGGGAGCGGAGGCGTGGGTCAAGTCACTGAAGTCTGTGGCGGGCGTGGTCCGCGTCGCCATGCTGCCCGAGGGTGAGGACGCCGTGTCCGCCGGGCAGGATGACGTGGCCGACGCCCTCGTGGACGCCTGGCCGGTCATCGAGCCGGTTGCCGGCCTTGCCCGCACCGGAAACCTCTACTCGCGGGAGAACTCCAACGAGTCCGTCGTCCCCTTCTCTGACTTCGTGCTCGATGTCCGCTCAGTGGTGTCCACGCCCGCTGGCGGGACCGTGTTCGAGGTGGACGTTCCCGGCTACCGGAGTGGCCCGTTCCAGCTTCGGTCCTCCACGATCACGGATCCCAACCGGATGACCCGCTGGGCCGAGTCGTCGTTCCGGGGGGCGTGGAAGGGTGGCCGGCGTGAGTCGATCGAGCTTCTTCAGCTCGTGAAGGCGGACGCCGTGGCGAAGCCTCGCTACCGTGGCACGTCCGTGACGGGTCTGCACGGCAACACGTTCGTTCTCCCTGACAAGGTGATCGGCCCCGCCGGATGGGCGTTCGTTGAGCCCGAGCAGGATGCCAACTTCGGGAAGCGCCTCGGCATTCACGATGTGGAGTGGGATCGGAGGGTGCTCCGTGGCCTCCGGGATCTCCACCAGGCAGACGTGATCTCACCTCTGCTCGGTTGGGTCGCCGCTGCCCCGCTCCGGTCGATGTGCCCGCAGTTCCCGATCATGGCTCTCGTGGGCGGAGCCGGCTGGGGCAAGACGACCATTGTCCAGACGGTGCTCAGCGCCTTCGGCTTCTGGGTCACGCAGCCTGACACGCTGTCCAGCATGACTCCCTTCGCCCTGGCGCTCATGGCCGGCAGCACCAACGCCTTCCCGGTCTGGATTGACGAGTACCGCAACGGTGCTCGCAAGGAGACCAAGCAGTTCCTTGACCAGATGATCCGTGACGCCTGGGACGGCTCAAGCGGGCACAAGGGGTCAGTCGGGGCTAGCGGCAAGCTGGAGCTTGTGAGCTACACGGCGTCCTCGCCGCTTCTGGTCACCGGGGAGGAAGGGTTCACCGAGACCTCGCACGCCGAACGTATGGTGATTCTTCCCATGCCGATGGAAGGCCGTGACCCCGAGGCCCTGGCACTCGTCCGCTCGACATCCAGCCCCGGCCTCGGGCACGCCTACCTTTCCTGGCTCGTGGGTCTCCTTCGCCGTGATGAGATGCCGGCGCCGCCGGCTGAGCTTGGCCGACACGAGCAGGCCATAGCCGTCGTCCGTTGGGGGTGGAGCCTTCTGCGCCAGTTCGCCGCCGAGCTGGGGGTGGACATGGGCGGACTCGACATCTCACGGGCCGACCGTGAGTACGAGGACATGGGCGGGATCCAGCCCTACGAGCAGGCACTCCGGGAAGGCTTCAACGTCCTCGGCCCGGATGGGCAGATGCTCGTATGGGCCGACGGTGGCGACATCTGTTTCCGGCTCCAGTCTCTCGTGAAGCACATCAGCCAGAACACCGACATCACACTTCCCGGCAAGTCGAGAGCGATGCAGGCGTGGCTCGGGGCCAGGTGGCCCCTGACTCGGGACCGTGACGGGTCTCTCAGAACGATCCGCCTTCACGGTGCAGCGGCCTACATAGCCGGCGAGTGACAAGGATTTCAGAATGAGTCAAACGACCCATTCCCTAGGCCCAACTGTCACAGTACGGTCGGACCCTTACTGATCTCCGAAGGGAGCTAGATGATGCTTCACACCGACGTGGTGGAATCCGCCACGAGGGAGGTTCTGCGAACGCAGGCAGTCAACCCCGAGTTCGCCAACCTCGTCACGTTCTACACAGGCTGGGCGAACGACGGCGGAGTCCGGATGGACGACGCCGAGCTGCGTGGCGCCTTGACGGCGCTCGCCATGCTCTGGCGCCGTGCCCCGGCGTGGGGCCTCGGATCCAAGTTCCTGGAGATGCTCGGGGAGTCCGGTGCGATCCTCACCAAGATCAACCGGGACCGTGAGCTGACCGCCTCCGAGGAAGCGGCGATCCTCCAGGTGCTCGAAGCCATCGCTGAGCCCGAGCCCGAGACCGAGACCGGAGAGGACCCCTCACTGTGAGCGAAGCCTGGATGAAGAAGGGGGCGTGCTACCGCTCCACGGAGTCGGTGGACCTCTGGTTCCCCAGCGTCGGCCATAGCCCTCATAAGGCCAAGGCCATCTGTGCCGTGTGCCCCGTCAAGCGGGAGTGCCTTGAGTACGCCCTGGCGCACGACATCGAGCACGGCGTGTGGGGCGGCACCAGTCCTCGTGAGCGTAAGCGGATCCTGGCGAGGGCAGCATGACCGCCGCCTCCGAGGCCGTGAAGCACCCGGCCAAGTATTCCAAGGAGATCATGCCGGTGCTGACTGAGATCCTTCGCATGGAGTCGTCCCGCCCCGATACACCTCCGGCGCCCATCGTGCTCGACCCGTTCGCCGGGACCGGGCGTATCCACGACGTGGCGGACCTGGCCGGCTGGGGCTCGACAGGTGTCGAGATCGAACCCGAGTGGGCGGCGATGCACCCGGCCACGATCCTCGGGAGTGCCTTGGATCTCCCGTGGGCAGACGGGCACTTCGATGCCATCGCCACGAGCCCCACCTATGGCAACCGCTTTGCCGACAAGCACAAGGCCAAGGACGGGTCCGTCCGCCGGTCCTACACACACGACATCGGCCACGATCTCGACCCCCACAACTCTGGGGCGTTGCAGTGGGGGGCGGCGTACCGCGACTTCCACCGTGACGCCTGGGCTGAGTCTGTGCGGGTGCTCCGCTCCGGCGGCCTGTTCGCCCTGAACATCTCGGACCATATCCGTGGCGGGCTCCGTAAGCCGGTCACCGGGTTCCACATCCGGACGCTGTGCTCCCTGGGGCTCGACGTGGAGGACATCGAGATCGTCAGCACCCGGCGTCTCCGGTACGGCGCCAACACAGAGCGCCCCCTGGCCGAGTACGTCATCACCTTCCGGAAGTCGTGGTGGTGAGGTTCCCGTGGTGGAGCCTGGCAGCTTGCCGTGGCATGAACACCGACCTGTTCTTCTCCGACAGCTCTTTCTCTCAGCAGAGAGCCAAGGACATCTGTCGCCAATGCCCTACCCAGAAGGCGTGCTTGAACAACGCCCTCTGGTGGTCTCGCAAGCTCATGGAGGAAGGCCGAGAAGATGACGACGTAGGAGTGTTCGGTGGCATGACCGGGGCCGAGAGGCAGGCTGCCATCCGTCCTGGTACAGTGAGACCCTCACAAGGAGACAACGAGTGACCACGACCGAGAAGCAGATGGTGGATGCCATCGTGGCGGACCTCCAGGCCAACGTCCTGGCCGGCGTGCCGCACAAGACATGGCTCTACGTCGAGCCCAGAGCCCTCCGGGCCGACGTGAGCAAGAGCTGGCTGTGCGTGTACCCGACACAGGTCCAGCACGAGGTGATCTCCACCAAGTCGTCCTACGACGACTACGCGCGCATCCGCGTCGAGTGGCGCTCCGAGGTGTTCACCGGGATGGAGTTCAACGACGGTGACCAGGCGGCCGCCGAGGCCGGTCTGGTCACCTTCTCCGCTATCAAGGCTCGGCTGGAGACCTACGGGGCTGGAGTTCCGGGTCTGGCGGCCAACGACACCGCCGAGCTGTTCGAGAGCAAGTTCGGCTCAGGCACAAACGGCATGTGGTTCGGCTACACGCTTCTCGACATCGAGACCTTCGGAGGTGTCCTGTGAGCAGTGGCTACTGGACCGTCATGGTCTCGGATCTGCTCCCCCCTCGGGAGCCCGAGGCGCACAGCGAGCCGAACGACCTCGTGCTTCGCCGGCAGCTCTGTCCGTCGTGTGGTCGTGGCCGGATCCAGAACAAGTCCGGGTTCTGCAACGACTGTCGCCGGGCTCGCTCCACGGCCACCGCAGCCGCATCGTCCGATCGCAAGTTCCGTGACCGTCAGGGGATGAAGTGACTTCCACCCGCCTCAAGTCCGTCTACAACTCGAAGCGTTGGCGCGGCCCCATCCGCAAGATCGTCCTGGCTCGTGCCGGCGGCCTCTGTGAGCACTCGGACCTCAACCTGTTCGGTGAGGAAGTCCGCTGCACCGTGGCCGACGTGGCCTACGGGGGGTCCAAGTCCCTTCTCGTGGATCACATTGACGACATGCACCCGGACCCGTGGGACGTGGACAACCTCCAGGCCCTCTGCCTGGTCCACTCCGGCATGAAGGACGGCGGACGGAGGTACGGGTAGTGGGCATCGGTGGCCGTAGGCCCAACACCATCGAGCCGACCCTCAAGGGCCACCACCCGCAGCCTGACCCCTCGGCCGCCGGCGGGACGATCGTGGCCCTCGAAGCTCCCGAGGAACTGAGCGCCGAAGGGCGCGGGATCTGGGACATCATCACACCGGAACTCATCAAGGGCCGGGTGCTCCGCCCTGACGACGTGCCCATGCTCGTGGAGGCGTGCGAGGCGTGGGCTCTGACCCGCAAGTTCCGCCAGCAGCTCTGGCAGGCCGTCAGGGCTTACGACGCCCTCGCCGGCGCCGAGCCCGGACCTGACTCGACTCCCGAGGACCACGAGGTGTGGGTCGCCCAGCTCGACATGGCATCGGCCATCGTCAAGCGGACCCGCTCAGCGTGGACCGCCTCCTACAAGGCGGCCAGCTCTGCGGCCGGCGACCTCGGGCTCGGCCCGACGAACCGTGTCCGGCTCGGGCTCGCCCAGGTGCAGGGGGCATCTCTGCTCGACGCTCTGACCAACGGGACAGGTGTCCCGGAACATAAGGACGGTGAATGATAATGGCACGCACGGTGCGGGAGCCTTCAGCCGAGGAATGGGAGGACATCGCTCGGGACCTCTACGACCTCGTGTGCGAACAGATCGGGTGGGATACCGAGGCGTGCGACGAGTTCCGCCGCCTGTCCGCTCAGGCGTACGAAGCGAGGGAGCAGTGAAGCCTGCCGGGGATGTGATCCTCAAGGACGAGTGGAGCGTGGAGAGTATCTCCCATGCTGACGCTGTTGCTTGTGTCGAGTCGTGGCACTACGCCGCTGGGGCGTCGAACACCTCCGTAGCACGTCACGGGCTGTTCTCGCTGGGTGGAGAGTTGTGCGGGGCTGCCGTCTGGATGCCTCCGACGCCGGCTGCCGGTAAGGCTGTTGCAGGGGACGAGTGGAGGGGCGTCCTGTCGCTCTCTCGGCTCGTGGTGGCGCCTGATCTGCCGACCAACGCCGCCAGCTTCCTGCTCGGCCGCTCGATGAGGATGGTCGACAGGAAGCGGTGGCCTGTGCTGCTGACCTACGCCGACACACGACTCGGCCACACGGGGGCGATCTACCGGGCAACCAACTGGACCGACCAGGGCGAAGTGCCAGCCGGCGACGTGTGGATCGGCCCGGACGGGCAGCAACGCGGCCGCAAGCGTGGTGGCCGGAATCTGACAGCAGACGAGATGAGGGCGCTCGGGTTCCGGCGCGCCCCCAACCTCCCCAAGCGGAGGTTCGTCCATGCCTGCTGACCCGCAACAGGTTCATTGGTTCATCCGCAACCTTCGCCACACGAAGGGCAAGTGGGCCGGTAAGCCGTTCAACGTCTTGCCGTGGCAGGACGACCTCATCTCGTCCCTGTTCGAGCTGAAGCCCGACGGCAGCCGGGCCAAGCGGAGGGCCTACATACAGTGTGGGCGCAAGGCCGGCAAGTGCTCCAGCCCCGACTCACCTGTCCCTACCCCTGACGGGTGGAGGACCATCGGTGACCTGGCTGTTGGTGACCGTGTGTTCGCTGTGGACGGGACGCCTACGACGGTAACCGCCATTGGAACTTGGACCGACAGACCCATGTGGCGGCTCCACTTCAATGACGAGACAACGGCCGACGCTGACGAGAATCACGAGTGGCCGGTCTACTTCTCTCCTGGTGTCAGGAACCGGCCGAACAGGTCTACAAGGTGGATCGTTGACCGGCTCAACTCGTCCAGCAGCGGTGTGTCTCTCGTTCAGAACGCCGCTGTCCAGTTCCCCGAGGCGGACCTCCCCATCCACCCCTACGTCCTGGGGATGTGGCTCGGTGATGGGTCGAGACACTTCGGCTCGATCACGTCGATGGACTGGGACGAGTTCGCCCCCGCCATTGAGTCACTGGGATACGAACTGTTGCCGGTCCAGCCCTCATCTGTCAGGGAGGGTAATCGGGCCACGAACCGGACCATCTCCGGGCTGAGTGCTGCCTTGAGGGATGAAGGTCTCTCGCTCAACAAGCACATCCCTGACGCCTACCTCACAGCTTCCGTCGGCCAGAGGTTGGATCTGTTGGCCGGGATCATCGACACGGACGGCTACGTCAGCAAGTCCAACGATCGCACGCCTGTAGTAGAGATCACGCTCTGCCACGAGCGCCTGGCAAACGATGTGCTGGCCCTCACCCGGTCCCTGGGCTTCCGCCCTCTGTTCAGGGGGCAGGAGTGCCCTGAAGCGACGTGCGGATGGAAGTGGACGATCTCCTTCTATGCAGAGAGGTCGGAGCTTCCGCTTCGGCTCACAAGGAAGTTGGATCGGCTCCCCGCCACGATCAATGGCCGTGGTAGGCGCCACCATGTCGTCCGGTGTGAGCGCCTGCCAGACGGACCCTCAATCTCCATCGAGATCGACCACCCCTCCCATGTGTTCCTGGTAGGTGATGGCTACGTCCCGACACACAACTCCGAGATCGGAGCCGCCATCGGACTCGCCCTCCTGGTCTGTGACAAGGAACCTGGCGGCGAGGTCATCATGGCCGCCGGCAAGCGTGACCAGGCGCGCATCATGCTGGACGTTGCCAAGCGGATGGTCCGCTTCTCGAAGATCAACGGCACGCCCCTGGAGAAGTTCCTGACGCTGCGCCAGGACGGGATCTACTTCCCCGAGCTGGACGGCGTGCTCAAGGTCATCTCCGCCGACGGCGAGAAGGAGCACGGGGCGAACCCGCACGCCGTCATCATGGACGAGCTTCACGTGCTCGGGGCCAAGCGCGACCTCTGGGACGCTATGGAGACCGCCCAGGGCGCTCGTGAGAATCCGCTCCTCATCTCGTTCACCACGCCGGGCCCAGCCCCGGTCGGGATTGCCTACGACGAGTACCGCCACGCCCGCCAGGTCCAGGCCGGCGTCATCAACGACCAGACCTTTCTGCCGGTGATCTTCGAGGCCGACCGTGATCTCGACATCGACAATCCGGAGGCGTGGAAGCAGGCCAACCCCTCGTATCCGATCACGCCCAACGAGGAATGGATGGAGGCCAGGGCCAAGGCCGTGCTCGACGGGCGTGCCCCGGAATACGTGTTCAGGCGCCTGCAACTTGGGCAGTGGTGTACCACCCCTGACACGATTGTGACCCTGGCCGACGGGTCGTGGGTGCGTGTCCGCGACCTGTTCCCCGGCGATGTCGTCCTGGCCTTCGATGAAGCGTCAGGCTCCTTCGAGGGGCGCGAGGTATCGAACGTCGCCCATATGGCTCCTTCCACTATCTACCAGGTAAAGACCAAGCGTGGGCATACCATCCGTACCAACTCAGAGCACCGGTTCTGGGTCCGCGACGCTGATACCAAGTCATTCCACCGGGACGGCGGCCGTTGGGTGAAGGCCAGGGACTTGACCACTGACATGATGATCCGCCAGGGGGTCACTCCCGTTGTTGAGAATCATTCTCGGTGGGAGGACGGGTGGATACTCGGAGCTTGGCTCGGTGACGGCTCGTGGACAACCCCCACCTCCACGCCTTCCATCGCTGTGACCAAGGGCCACGGGGTGGCCGAGAGGTTCATCGAGATCGGCCAGGCCAGGGGGTGGGACATCGTGTGGGCCGACGACCGCCACATCCGTGTGGAGGGCGCTGGCCTCCGTAGCTTCCTGTCGGAGTGGTTCCCGCACGGGTCCTACTCCGCATCCAAGGAGATCCCTGAGCGGGTTGACCCTTCGATGCTTGCTGGCATCATTGCCGGACTCTGCGACACCGACGGATGGTGCTCAGCGGATCACCTCGCGGCTGTCTGTTCAATCAGCGAGAACATGCTCCAGACCGTTCAGGTCGCACTCGGGTGCCTCGGGATCGTCGGGTCGATCAGACATACACACACATACGGTTGCCCTGCCGGCAACGTAGCCGTCCGGGACTCGGACTCCATCGACGTGTTCAAGCGTGTCGTGGCACCGTTCATGGCCCACAACGCGAAGCGCGAGCGGATCCTCGGGCTGGAGACCAAGCGGTCGTCACGCCGCAACGTGTCGAGATTCCAGTGGACCCGGATTGCATCCGTGGAGACCGAGGACCAGGCGCCGACCATCGGGGTGGAGGTCATCGGGCTCCACACGCACATCACTAACGGGTTGGTCACGCACAACACCTCCGCCCTCGAACGGTGGCTTCCGCGTGCCAAGTGGGAGGCGTGTGGTGGTCCGGTCACGATCCCCGACGGGGCCGACGTGTGGATCGGCGTGGACGCCGCTCTGCGCCGGGACAGCTTCGGCGTGGCCCTGTTCTTCGTGGAGCGGGGGTGGACCGAGGACGAGAGCGGCCTGTCCGTCCCTGCCGACATCGGCCACCTCAAGGTCTGGGCCTTCGTGCCGGCCGAGGACGGCGACTACATCGACCAGGAGGACGTGCGGACCCACATCATGGGCCTCGCCGCCCGGTACAACGTCCAGAAGCTCCTGTACGACCCGGCGTACATGACCTTGTTCGCTCAGCAGCTCGAAGAAGGCGGGCTCAACATCGAGCCCTTCCCGCAGAGCCCCGAGCGGATGATGCGTGCAACAGAGACCTTCCAGCGGATCGTCCTGAACGAGCGCCTACGCCACGGCAACGACCGGACGATTGACGAACAGGTTGCGAGCCTCGGGATCCGGGAGTCGGACCGGGGCGTTCGGATCTCCAAGTCCAAGTCCGGTGGCCGGATCGACGCTATCTCGGCCGCCGTCATGTGCATCGAAGAAGCGTTCGGTGGTGAGGAAGATCCGCAGGACTTCTTCTTCGCTGACTAGGTAGGTCAGCCCAATCCATCCGACTGGCCTTCCTCCGACTGTCTCGCTACAGTCGGACGGTCAGCCGAACACCAAGGGAGATCAGACAGTGGAAGCAACCGACACCTACACCGACCTCAGCCCCTACTTCAAGACGTTCGACAGCCTGTGTGTTGCGCTGGCGATCCAGGGCACTCGCCACGAAGCGATCACCATGATCCTCGACTACAAGGACGTGAGCGCCCTCCAGGGCATCGTCCTGGCCGGAGCCGTCCGGTTCATCGACGCCATCAATGAGTTGGCCGTGGCCGAGGCCGAGCCCACCCGCTCGACCCCCGACGAGTCGGTCCGCTACGCATGATCGTCGTTGGCACCACCCTCTCCGCGATGGCGATGTCCGACCCGGACGCCGGCATGGCATGGCTCTACAACGCCGAGGCGCTGCGCGAGCAGACCGGCGAGGACGTGGATTTCTTCGCGGCCATCCAGGTCGATGGCCGCGGGATCGACCCGTTCGCGCCGCTGCTCCGCAGGCTCGGGCAGCTGGGCGGGACCTACTGGACCTTCTCGTTGGACGACGGCCGGACCTCGGTGAACTTCGACAACCGGCTCCGCCACATCACGACGGGCCAGAACATCGTGCGTGACTACGCGATGTCCGCCGGCGCCTCGCACCTCCTGTTCATGGCGGCTGACTGCGCCTACCCGCCGGACGCCTTGGAGAAGCTCATGGCGCTCGATGCCCCCGTCGCCGGCGGCCACGTCTCGACGTACTGTCTGGACGGGCCTCGGTACGCCCCTCTCGCCAAGCACGGCAACGTCCGGGCGCACATGCCGACGGCAGCGTTCGTCCTGCTGCGCCGCGACTTCTTCTGCAAGGTGCCGTGGCGCTGGGACATGGATGCCGGCATGAGCGACGACCCGGCGCTGTATGCCGACGCGCTGGAGCGGGGGATCCAGCCGGTGGTCCACCACGATGTCGTCGGCCGCCACTACCCGGAGTGCATCGGGGACTACGCCTCCCGTGGCTACGACACGGAGGTGGTCCGGTGAGGACTGTCCAGACCGCCCTCCTGTTCGTGCTCGTCACCGTCATCTGGCTCGTCCTCATCCTGTGGGCGAACCCGTCCTGTCCCTCTGGGGCTCCGTCTGTCAGGGGCGTCTGCCTCGAAGGAGTCACGCCGTGAACCGCATCACGTACGCCGCCGGCTTCGTCGCCGCGTGGGTCATCGGCCTCGCTGTCGGTTGGGCCGTCATCATTCTGGCCGCCTGGGCCGCCTGGTCGGTGATCTCGTGATGCGCCGGCTCCGGGCTCTCCCGGACCTCGCCACGACCTACACCGAGCCGCACGACCACCGCCGCTTCGGGCACGGCCACCACCTCCGGGTGGAGCAGACCACCGCCGTCGCCAAGTGGCTGTACGAGTGGAAGGGCTGTGGATCGGTGGCCGACCTCTCGTGCGGGAACGGGCACATCGCCACGGCGGCTGCCACGTCCGGTGGGCGTGTCTACCTCGGTGACTACGCCCCCGGCTACGAGTTCCAGGGGCCGATCGAGCAGACCCACGCCGAGCTGTGGGAGGCCACGCAGTACAGGGGCGTTGACCTGTTCATCTGTTGCGAGACCCTGGAGCACTTGGACGACCCCGGCCTCGTGCTGCGCCAGCTCTGGAACATCTCCGACTACCTCGTGCTCTCCACGCCCATCGAGAACTGGGACGATGCCAACGGCGAACACCTCTGGGCGTGGTCCAAGCGGGGCGTCGAGACCCTGTTCACCAAGGCCGGGTGGCAGGAGCTCCACTACACGGAGTCCGACACGCGGCCGATCGACGGCGTCTACCAGTACGGCATCTGGGCCTTGGAGGCAGCGTGAGCGCCTTCTGCCCGAGGCAGATGTTCCTTCTCGATGAGGCGTGCCGTCCGATCCACGCAGCGTTCGGTGGCGGGCTCTACCTCGTCGGCACCGCCGCCGCGCTCGATCGTCAGGACTACCGCGATGTCGACGTACGGCTCATCCTCGACGACGCCGCCTACGATGCTCTGGTCGCGGCGACGAGCGCCGACACAGTGTCGTTCCTCGGGCTCGCTATCGGCGAGTACCTCGTGTCGCGGACGGGGCTCCCGATCGACTTTCAGATCCAACGGCAGACTGAGGCGAACGAGCGCCACAAGGGGATCCGCAACCCGGTCGGGTTCACCCGGACCTTGGCGAACTACCGAGGTGACGCGTCACCGGAGCCGGCGCCGATCGACGGCATCTACCAGTACGGAATCTGGGCATTGGAGGCAGTGTGAAGTACGCGCTCATCACAGGGCACAAGGGCTTCATCGGCCGGCACTTCGCCGCCGAGCTGGAGCGTCGCGGATGGCATGTCGCCGGCTGTGACATCACCGACGGGGACGACTGCCGTTACCTGTTCGCCAACGCTGGGTTCCGCTACGACCTCGTGATCCACTGCGCCGCCAACGTCGGTGGCCGGGCTCGGATCGACGGCGACCCGCTCGCCGTGGCCGAGAACTTCGCCATCGACAGTGACATGTTCCGGTGGGCGGCTCGGACGGGCCAGCGGAAGGTCATCTACTTCTCGTCCTCCGCTGCGTACCCCGTTGCGTACCAGGACGGTGAGTCGAACCTCCCTCTGGAGGAAGATGACCAGAAGGTCAGCCACGTCCTCGGTTCCCCGGACCAGACCTACGGCTGGGCCAAGCTCGCCGGCGAGAAGATGGCCGAGGCCGCTCGCCAGCACGGAGTGGAGACCTTCATCTTCCGTCCGTTCTCGGGATACGGAGAGGACCAGAGTCTCGACTACCCGTTCCCGTCCTTCATCGCTCGGGCCAAGCGCCGCGATGACCCGTTCGAGGTCTGGGGCGATGGGACCGCTTGCCGTGACTGGATCCATGTGGACGACATCGTGGCCGGCGTCATGGCCGTGGTGGAAGCCGGGTACTCCGAAGGCCCGGTGAACCTCTGCACGGGGGTTGCCACGTCGTTCAACAAGCTGGCCGAGCGGGTCACCTACGAGGCCGGGTACAGCACCCTCCTCCTGCACTTCACAGACCGTCCCGTGGGGGTCCAGTACCGGGTCGGTGACCCCACTCTGCTCCACAAGTTCTACCGCCCGAGGATCACCTTGGAGAACGGCATCCGGAGGTGCTTCAAGTGAGCCTTACCCCTGAACTCATCCTGCGCCGGGCTGCCGCTCTCATCTCTGAGAGAGGGCTCGTGAAGGGTGGGCTGTCCGACGGCCAGGGGGCCTATTGCTCCCTGGGCGCTCTCCGGATGGCTACCGCCGGCTCGATCAATTTTTCCGGCCTGGATCGTGGGCTCTCCGCGGAGGATCTGAATGCCTACCAGTACGCCTGTGTGGCCCTCCGTGACGAGATCCGCTACTACGCCTCCACCGGCTCCGGGTCCATCCCGGCGTGGAACGACATGCCGAACCGGAAGAAGGACGAGGTGTCCAGAGTCATGCTCGCCGCCGCAGATCGCATCGAGAGTGCTCGGGGCGGCTCGTGAAGGTCAAGGTCCACGGCTGGATCGAGCAGGACTCTGGGGCGTGCTCGTTCTACCGGATGGAGCAGCCCTTCGAGCAGATGGCGGCTCAGAACTGGCCGGTGGCCGCTAGCCGCTGGGTCAGGGGGGATGACCTCCTGGCGGACGGGGTGGACCTCGTGGTCGCCCAGCGGGTCTCGGATCCGAACGCGACGATCATCCTGGATGCCCTCAAGCAGCGTGGCCTCCCGTACCTCTACGAGACCGACGACCTCTTGACGGATCTCGACCCCGAGAACCCGGTGTCCAACTACTTTCGCAACAAGACAGTCCAGTGGGTCATCGACACGGCGATCCGCAACTCGGCCGGCATCACGGTCTCGACCCCGGAGCTGGCCGCTGAGATGCAGGGGTACGACCTCCCGGTGACGGTCCTGCCCAACTGCCTGCCCAACTACTTCGCCGGGCCGCTGTTCACGTCCGGTGCCCGCAGGGAGGGGCCGCCTCGCATCGTCTGGGCCGGCTCGGCCACGCACCACGGAGACTTCCACAAGAACGTCCGCTACGGGCTCAAGAAGGGGCTCCGGGGGGAGACCGAGGTGTTCTGCCTCGGCTACGACTACACACGCAAGCTCGGCGTGGAAGCCTCGCACATCCCGTGGTCCCCGAGCATCCCGGCGTTCCATCGGACCCTGCCGCACTTCGACATCGGCATCGCTCCGCTCAAGAGATCGCGGTTCAACGAGTGCAAGTCCGAGCTGAAGGTGATCGAGTACCAGGCCGCTGGCGTGGTGCCGGTGGCCGAGGACATCGCCCCGTACCGCCGGGCCATCCGCCACGGCGTGGACGGCTTCCTGTGCCGGACCGAGCACGACTGGAAGGCCGCTCTGGAGGCCCTGACCTCGGACCCCGAGCTTCTGGCCCGGATGCGTGCCGAGTGCCTGTCTCTGACGGCTCCCCGGCTCCTGTCGGCCAACATCGGCCTCTGGGCCGACGCCTACTCGGCTGTCTGACCGTCCTAGGACACTTGGAGCCCGGCTCGCCGTAGCTCGGCCAGGCTGTTCTTGAAGGACCGGCTGTCCGAGGGGGTCGATCCGAGCACCACGATGTGTTGGCCGCACGGGCTCAGGAGCCGGTAGTGGCCGTTCTTGGTCCGGTCACACCGCCACCCGGCCTTGACGGCCTGTCGTGCGATCTTCCGGGCTTCCTTGTTGGGTGGGAGGCTCACAGCTCTCCTTCGAGGTGCAGGCGGATGAGCTTGGATGCCACCGCCGGCGTCAGGGCCGGATGATTCCAGCCACATGAACAGATGACCTGGCCGCAGTTCCCTCCGCCGAGCAACGCCCGGCGGGTCGGGATGTAATCGACCATGTGCTTCACTCCGTCGCCCTCTGGGGGACGATCGAGCCACGTTCCAGCCATTAGAACGGCACCTCCTGTGCTGCCGCTGCCGCTGCCGCTACCTCGGCCTCTGCGGGGGTGATGGATCGGCCGAGGATGGTCCGGCCGGCGATGCTCCTGACTTTGGGTGAGTCCGGAATCGCGTCCCCGACCTTCTCGGCCAGGGCGTCGATCCACTCGTCCATCGCTGCGGCTTCCTTGAGCGGGGCCGTGCTCTTGACGAGGGGGAACACCTCGGCCTTCCGGCCGGTGCCGGCGATGTGCAGGACGTAGAACACGGCCATGAGGATGTTCGCCACGGTGAGGACGAGGAAGGCCAGGAGGCAGCACAGCACCCGGCCGATGCGGATGAGCCGGTTCACGATGCCACCTCCGGGTCGAGACCGACGAGGTTGCAGAACGCCGCACGGTTGCACCCCCGAGGGAAGCACATGATGTGCGCCTGTCCGGTGCGGACGTAGACGATGAGCATGTCTCCGTTGACCCCGCCGTCGGTCACGACCTCGAAGGAGATCCCGTCGTAGGTGTAGGGCGAGAGAACGGTGTCTCCGGTGTAGGTGGCCGCTTGGGCCAGCTCGATGAGGAAGTGGATGAGGTTGTTCATGTCAGGACTCCTGTCCGGTGAGGTTGGCGACGTGCATGGCGACGAGACCCCAGGTGTCGGGGATCGAGACCCCCCTCCCCTCAGAATCGTTGGGGGTGATGGCGGAGGACACTCCCTCCCCGCAGCTCGGGCAGAACCGGGCCTTCTTCGGCAGCTCGGTGTGGCAGTGAGAGCACGTCGGGACCTCGGAGGTGTACCCGTAGCACTTCTCGATGCCGTCCTCGGTGAAGCGCCGGCCGTGGCGGAGAGGGGCGATGTGCCGCTCGCCGCCGGACTTCTTGGAGACCGTCAGCTTCTCGCCGCTGGCGACGGCGGCTTCGATGATGTCAGCGGGTCCGGAGAGAACCCACTCTCCGGTTCGGATCTTCCGGAACCGGATCTCGGAGGTGTTGGTCGGTTGGTCGGTCATGGTCTGTCCTTTCGTCTGCCTGTAGTGAGACACATCCGGTGCCTCTGTTGTATGGGATGAACTACCTAAAGAAATCGGTGTTTGTGCCGCTGGCCCCTGGGATTCCCGAGTCGGGGAGGGGGTGAAATCGACGGGGCTTTGAGTGCCCAGATTCCTGGAAATCGCGGGGGTCAAAATCGCGGCGACCCCTATCCCTATCTCTCTATCTCTCTCCGAGAGATAGAGAGATAGAGATAGGTACTTTTACCTAGGCCATATGGCCTAGAAATAGGTACTTTTACCTAGGCCATATGGCCTAGGCCATATGGCCTAGGCCGGATGGCCTACGGCTAGGCCATCCGGCCCGGTCCGCCGGGCCTACCCTCGGCCGTAGGCAGGATGGCCTACGCCTACGCCGGCGCCTACGCCGGCGGCCGCTCCGGGCCTAGGTCTCTGTTCGATTGTCAAGTAGCGCCGGCTGCGCCGGGCAGAGCGGCCGCCTACGGCGCCGTGTAGCGCCGTGTCGGCCGTTCTACGCGGCGGCCGGGCCTAGGGACCCGGCCAGTGCTAGCGGCCGCCTAGCGGCCGCCTAGAGCGTCCGGGAGATCCGGAGCTACGGCCGGCGCCCGGCCGCTCCGCGCGATGGCATAGGCGGCCGCGGCACGTCTCTGTGCCGACACGGCTAGCCGGCGCCGTACCCGGCGCTCTCTGTCTGTCATGCCGGGCCGGCTAGCGCGCTCTGTCTGCTCTCTGGAGAGAGTGAACAGAGCGGACGCGTACCGTTGCCAGACATCCGGCCGGGTAGGCGGACGTGTCGGTAGCTGGTAGGTGGACACGGTAGGTCTCCTGTCTCCGGCGCCGTGTAGCTCCGGGTGCGCCGTCCGACGCTGGAGAGCGTCGGCCGGCGGACGCGGAGCTAGCCGGCCGCTATGGGCCGGCTAGCGTCCGGGTGGGCCTACTCCGGGTCCGTGTCGAACAGTCCAGCGGCCGCCGCGTCGGCATAGGCCGCGTCATCGGCCGCAGAGAGAGCGTCGGAGAGAGTGTCGGAGAGATCCGACAGGAGAGATCCGATGATCCGGCCGCCTACCGTGTCCACGGCCGCACGCGTCATTTCTACCATGTCGGCGCCGTAGTCATCGCCGGCCCGGACGGCGGCCGCAGCAACGGCCGCAGCGGCGTCGGAAGCATCATCGTCTCGCCAGAGAGCAAGCGCCGTGTAGGTCTCGAACAGAGCGTAGGTACCGTTGCACTCCGGGTAGTCTGCCAGAATGTCGCGGTAGAGATGAGCGCCGGCGTCAGCTACGGCGTCCGGGTCCGCTTCAGTGTCCGAGAGATCCGACGCGTAATCACGCGCCCATTCTGCAACGGACCCGGCGACATGTCCGACGTATTCATCGGCGGCCGGGTCCGTATCCCAACCGATGCCGGCGTAAAACAGAATCCGGTTCCGGTGTCGATTCTCGACATCATCGGCCCACGACGTAGCGGCCGCGATGATGGTCGGCGGATGGCAAGCGGTAGCTACGTCCTCCGCGTCAAGCGGTAGCAGGTTGCAGGCTATGCACGTCATCGTCCCGGCGATCCGGGACCGGGTGAAGGTATGTCGGTAGTAGTCCATCGGTTGTCTCCTGTCTGGTAGGGCTCTCCGGGTGAGAGTCTCATTAGGCGCCGGCGCCGTAGCCGGGTCCGACACCTAATGAGACCCGGACGCTCTAGGCGGAGCGTCCGGATGTCTCGGGACAGCTAGCCGTCGGAATAGCTGACACGGCCGTCGTCATCGGCCCACAGGTAGGCGGATCCGTAGGTGTGCGCCCGGTCCGACAGGAGATCTCCGACACGGCCGGCGCCGGCATCCCAGAAACCGGCGCCGTGTCCGTTGCGTGTGAGCCAGAGATCATGTCCGGCGACGGCGTAGGCGTCGCGGAGCGGCCGGCGCCCGGTACGAGACAGGTACCGACAGAACGCTCCGATGAGAGCTCCGTTCTCCGAGTAGAACGCTTGAGCGTCGCGGTAGAGAGCGGCCGCGGCGTCGCGGGTGAGATCGTCCGGTGTGTAGTCCACATCGGCCGACTCTCCGGTCTCCGGGTCCATCACATCAGCCCAGAGAGCGCCAGTCACGTAGCCGTCGTGGAATGCATCCCAGAGAGCGCCGGCCGGCGCCGGACGGCCGTAGGGTTCCCCATCGTCCCACATGATGTACCCGGTCCACTCGATAGCGTCGGCTAGGTGTGACATGTAGTCCGGATCCACGCCGGACGCGTCGGTATCGACCCACGCTCCGGACCAGACGAGATCCGGGTACTCCGCGAACTGTCCGATGATGCCGGCGTAGGTCTCCGGCCATTGCACCCGGAGATAGTTGAGAGCGTCCGACACTTGAGTGTCAAACGAGAGAGCGTTACTGGAGACAGTCTCGTATCGCATGTCAGTTTGTTCCGTTCTGGTCGTAGTTGTTCATGATGTCTCGGATGTCCGACAGGAGATCCGGCAGAATCTCGGACAGGTAGTCATCGTCCGGGTCCGGTTCGATACCGCCGATGCTGGCAGCGGCGCGGATGATGGGCCGGCCGTAGTAGTCGCGGTCCGGGCCGGCGTAGGTGACCGACAGGACGTAGTAGCCGCTCTCCAGCAAGTTCGACACGGTGGACCGGAGAGCGTCGCGGACGGGTCCGGGCGCCCGGACATCGGCCGGAGGCTCCCACCACACGGCGTCATACGATCGGCCGACGTGGAGGATCTCCGCCGCTCCCGTGTAGCCGGCCGGGCGGACGTAGTGTCCGGTCTCGCGGTCGCGCTCCGCATACGCGAGAGATCCGCACCATACGCCGGGACCGCTCTCATCCACGATGGACATGTACGGGTCCGGTTCAGCGGAGAGCGTAACGACGGCGCCGTCCGGGATCGTGACGACGGATGATCCGTCGCAGTAACGGCCGGCGATGAGATCCGGGAGGATCTCATCGTCCGGCGGTAGATGGTAGGTGGACATTGTCTAGTCTCCTGTCTGTCTGTACTAGGTCAGTAGCGGCCGTCGGTCTCAATGCGGAGCAAGCGCGCCCAACGCGTGCAGAACAGAGCGTCGGACGGCGTAGCTCCGAGAGAGCAGAGAGCGTCGGCCGTGTCAGCCGGCGTCCATCCGCGGCGGAGCAAGTGAGCGGCCGTGTCTCGGAGAGCCACGGAGTCGGGAGTGTCGGGAGTGTCGTTGTAGATCATGCCAGAGTCATCGGCACGGCGTCCGTATGACTTGAGACATTTGTTCGGAGAGTAGATCATCGTCCGCCGTCCGCCGTGTAGTCCTCCGGCCGGACGTAGGCGTGCCAACTGATATCGAACTGTCCGGATCCGGAGATCTGGAAGATGACATCATCGTCAGTCTGCTCTCTGATTTCTGCCAGAACGGCGGCCGGATCATCGTCCTGTCCGGCATGCCACCCGGTCTCGTAGGTCTGCGGATCATCCGGCGCCCACATGACGAAACCGATGGTCTCCGGGTCAAGGTCGGCCGGGAGAGCCCGCGTCGGATCGTTCAGGAACAATCCGACGTAATCCTCAAGGTTCGGGCTGACACATGCCAGACAGACAGGACCATAGTCATCCCAGATGTAGCCGGGAGTCCATCCGTAGTGCGTCGGAGCGGTACGGATGGCGCGGTAGCAGTTGGAGCAACCGACGTATTCATCGGACCAGACGATCTCCGCTCCGATGGCAGAGAGAGCGTCGGCTACACGGCCGTAGGCGCCGGCGCCGTAGCCGGACGCGTGGCGCGGAGTGTTCCAGTCTCCGGCGACCAGAACGGCGTCCGGGTCTCCGGTGTCAGCGTCGCCGACGTAGACATCGGTGACCGGGCCGAGACAATCGGCCGGATCCGCTCCGAGACAGTTCATGACGGCGCGGACACGGCTGTAGAGATCCGGCCGTGTCTCTCCGGGTAGGTCGTCATGTCGGCGGACGGCGTAGGTGAACATGGAGATTCTCCTGTCGGTAGGCGTATGTGGGCGCCTAATCATCGGCCGTCGGCGGCCGGGTCCGTATAGGCAATATGGCCCTATGTGGTGAGATAGCCGGACGGCGCCGGGAGCGAGTGGCCGGCGACGCTGGAGACTCCGGCGTGCTGGAGCAGAGACTACGGCCGTGTAGTTACACGCGTGTAGCGCCGGGTGCGGCCGGGTAGTACGGCCTATGCATAGTCCATATGGACCGGGCCGTATGGGCTAGGGTATATCGGCCTATTGCAGTGTGAGATCGTGGGCCGATTGACCTATAACAATGGGCGGATGTACATGGGTCAAACGACCTATTGACATCCGGGTCAATAGGTCAAACGACCCAGACCCCCCTAGGTCGATGTACCCAGACGGGCGGGGCG